GAAGATGAAGGTTCTTATGCTCCTCCTCTTACCGAAGACCTCAGGAGCGAACTGAATAGTCTTTCTTCAAACAGTTCTTCTTATGAAGATGAAGATGATGATACGCTATCATACTTTGCTCGTCTTGCCGAAGAGTGATTAACTAAAAAAATTCTCCCCCGAAAGGGGGAGTTTTTTATGCTAAGATATTAACGATAACTTCTGATGGAGCAGGTCTTTCAAAAGTTCTTCCAACATTATCATAATTTCTAACATTTTCAGTACGAATAATTTTTTTATCGTTTTCGTCTGTTATTAGTTGAGAAGACTTCTTATACTGCATAACATTTCTAGTATCTCTAATAAATTCTTGAAGATATCTAGGCTTTAATACATTAATATTTCTTTTTTGATTGTTTTTTAGAATTTCATTTCCATAGTTTGTAACTTGAACAGTAATATTTGTTCTAGTAATTAATGAGTTAGTTTTATTATCATAAAAAGTAATATAAGATTGCTGAGAAGAGTCTAAATTATATGTTAATGTTGCATTTTTTGATTCGTCAGTTGAAATATTAATAGTAATAGTCTTTAAATATCCATCTTTAGATACAAATGATATTTTATCCGATACAGTTTGATTTTTTTCAATACTATCTTCATTTAAAATATATTTCCAAGTTCCACCATAGACTGTATTTGGTTTTTGATTTATTAAAAATGTTCCATAATTTTCAGTAGTTTTAATTGTATCTAAACTGGTTATAAACAAATTTCCTTTTATTGTAACATTATCATTATTAATTCCATTAGGTTCTGATTCTTCTGAATATGTAAAAAATATATCTTCATCCAAAATTTCAGTATTATATGATGGAAAAGGGATTTGCAACATATTTGTTACTATTTTGTTTCCATCTAATATAGTTCTTCCTAAAGAATCTTTTTGCTCTGTAGTTTCATAATGATGTATTCCGAATAAATTATCTCCATATGTTTGAGAGGCATAACGATATACATCTTTATCAGATAAAGGCCATTCATCTCTAATATTTGTTATTCCTGCAGATATAAGAACTACCCAATCATACTGAGGACTTCCATAAAGTTCTTCTGCAACATTATCCGGTCTATATCCGTCTGGTATTACATACTTATCAAAAACTATTAAAGGATTTGAAATATCATCTCTTAATTTTGGTCTGCGAAATAAATTTTTAGCACAAACATATTCATTAGAACTTTGTCTATCTGGTAAGAATGAGAGATATTCTACATCTGGTAGTTCTCTGAAGTATGCCATTTTTAGTATCCTACGGTTGTGCCTGAATCGCTTGTATAATCATCTCTATAAATTGGTGTCAGCTCTTGGAAGGTTAATGATAATATCATACTTACTGGGGTTCCATCTTCATAAGTTGCATAGTTTTGTGGAGTAAAATTGACCGATAGAGATTGTAAAGCAGTTACTTTAAATTTATTTAAGAAAGGATGCTGGGATTTTCCTTTCATATAAGAAATTTGAAATACATTTGGAGCATTCAAAAATATTCCACCGACTCCTCCAGCAACTCCTTTTGATGGAGTCATATTTTCTTTTAAAACTCTAATGATATTTCTTATATCATTTTTTTCTTTTGCATTTCTTGGAGTTAATGTAAATTCAAAAGTATTTGCACCTCTTAGTTGAACTCCATTAAATGTCAACTCAACATTTTCATTAAAAGTAATACCAGCAAATCTTGATAGTGCTTGCTGCGGAGTTAGATTTCCCCCAAGTGCTTTAACAGCAGCTGCTGCAAGTGCTATAGTAGCACCCTTTACTCCAGAAGCACTGCTTAGTGCATTTAATGCTGCTGCACTAGTTCCTGCAAGAGCATTGAGACCTTCCATTGGACCCTCATTTATTGCAGTTCCTGCAGCATTCATTCCAGCAGCCTCAAGAGGATTTAATTTACTTTCCCCCCAAGGGGTCATTAGGGTATTTGCTGGAAGATTTACAGGGATTGGAAGTAAGATTGTTTGAATAACTGAACCCTGGGCCCCACCTTCACCAACACTAAATCCAGATTCAGAACCTCCAAAAGAACCGGGTTTATATTTGTAAATATCAATTTTCATCCAATCATCTTTGTCCTCTATTTTCTTTTGAGGATACCTTAGTAATGCCATTTACTATGATTACTTTTTTAGGTATTTATTAACTTATTTCTAACTTTACAAAAGGTAAAGTTCTCAAATCATTTAACTCTTCTGGTCTTACTTCATATAAACTTCCAACTAATTCTATCCAAGTATATTGTCTAGGTGCTCCCCAATGAAAATTAATTCCACGAAATCCCCACTGGAATACATCGGTAACGGCAACTAACGGGTGAGCATCATATTGGATATTTTCTGTTTTTGGTTTATATACAAAAGTATAAAACTTTCCCACATCTGGAACTGGGGTCACATCACTTAAAACACTCATAATTTCCAACATTAGTTCATCAGGGTCTTCTATACCGATTAGAACATCCATAATTGGAGCAATTCTATTTCTACTATTATGAAGGATATTTTCTCTTCTTTGTTTTAAGGATTTTCTTGGCATTTTAGTTAATACCTAATTCTTCTTCGGTTAAAATTTTAAATTCCCAGTTTCTATCTTTACAATATTCTCTTGCCGCTTCCCATTTTGATTGGTTCTTGGCATATTCATAAACCTCATAAAGGTATCCTTTCGTTTGTCTCTTAGGAATTTTTGGTTTTATAGTCTGCTTTTTAGGTTTTATTTCTATTAGATACTTTTTTATTTCTCCAGTACTTTCTTTTACCTTTATATAAAAGTCAGGGAAGTATCTGTGAATTTTTCCATCGACTGGAGAACGATATGGTAGCATTATCTCTTCACTTCCCCACTCCAAGACATTTTCATTCTTATCACAATACACCATAAACTTTCTTTCCCACAAAGAACGGTAGACGATATTTGTAGGGTCGCCTTTATATTTTTTGGGGTATGAGGGTTGAAACTTTCCCTTATAAGCCATTATACATAGTATAGATTCTATAATAGTATTTAGAAATGCCTATTCAAGGTCCAGGCCAAAGAAAAGAATTTGGTAGAGGAGGCAGAGAATCCGGAAGATGGAAAGATAGTAGTGATTCTAAAAGAAAATCAATAAGTGACTTTTCCGGAATTATTCGCAATCTAGCTCAAACTTCTCATTATGAAGTTCAGTTTTCTATACCTGATGGTGAATTGAGAAGTTATATGGATAAAAAAAATATAAGTGATGAATTTATTACCAAAGATTTAGGACTACTTTGCTATGAAGCAAATTTGCCAGGAACTAGTGTTGCCACATTTGAAATATTTGGACATAGGACTGGAATGGTTGAAAAATTTGCACACGCAAGAAATGATTATGGAAATACTATTGGAATGGGATTTTATGTAGATAAAAATTATAAATCATTACTATTTTTTGAAACTTGGTTGGAATTTATTAGTAGTGGTTCTTATAGCGCAGGCGACCTTTCTTTTATCAATGAACAAAATTATTTTACTAGGATAAAATATCCTGAAAAATATAAATCAAATAAAACTACAATTTACAAATTTGATAGGGATTATAAAAGGCAAATATCTTATACCTTTGAAGGTCTTTTCCCAGAAGCAATCCAACCAATAAGTGTTTCTTATAATCAATCAGAAATATTGAAATTCTTTGTAACTTTATCTTATGATAGATATATTCCAGGAAGAACAGATAGTGTTGATATTATTGAGCGAATTTCAAATAATTTGGGCGATTTAGGAACTAGATTGTTCTAATTTCAAAATAAATAAAGTACATCATATTGTAATAGATTATGCCATTACCAAAAATTGCAACTCCAACATATGAGTTGACTATACCTTCTAATAACAAAAAAATAAAATTTAGACCTTTTCTAGTCAAAGAAGAAAAAATTTTAATTATTGCACAAGAAAGTGAAGACCCAAAGCAAATTTCAAATGCCGTAAAAGATGTTATATCAAATTGTATTTTAACTAAAGGAGTTAAGGTTAATGATTTGGCTTCTTTTGATATTGAATATTTGTTTTTAAATATTAGGGGAAAATCTGTAGGAGAATCTGTAGAAGTATTAATTACTTGTCCTGATGATGGCGAAACTAAGGTTCCGTTTGTAATAAATTTAGATGATATAAAAGTAACTATTTCTCCAAATCATTCTAGAGATATAAAATTAGATGATTCACTTACCCTCAGACTAAAGTATCCTTCAATGGACGAGTTTGTAAAAAATAATTTTACTGGAGAAAATTATAGTATCACAGATACATTTGAATTAATTTATTCTTGTATAGACCAAGTTTATAATAGTGAAGAGTCTTGGTCTGCTTCAGAGTGTACAAAAAAAGAATTGGCAGAATTTGTGGAACAATTGAGTCCACAACAATTTAGAAAAATTGAAGAATTTTTTGAAACTATGCCTAAACTTTCTCATGAAATTGAAGTTACTAATCCAAAAACTGAAATTAAGAGTAAAGTAGTATTAGAAGGGTTATCATCTTTTTTCGCCTAGCGATGGTGCATGAAAGTCTTGCATCATATTATCAAGTTAATTTTGCATTAGTTCAACATCATAAATACTCTTTGACAGAGATTGAAAATATGATTCCTTGGGAAAAGGAAGTTTATGTTACTTTACTTCAACAGTATATTGAAGAAGAAAACCTAAAAAATAAAAGCGGGGTATCATAAGTAAATGGCAATACCTTTACTTCCTAGTGGATTATCAATAAGAAAGATTGGTTCATCCGTATTTGGAGGAGGTGGTGGTGCGCCTAATGTTCAAGGAACTTCTCAAGAAAAGCAACAGTTCGTTGAACAAACTAAACAATTTGTAGAAACTCAAAGACAGAATCAAACTGTTATTGCAAATATGCAACAACAGTTTCAAAATTTTCAAAATCAACTTAATGCTCTCTCCAAAAGCATTAATAATATTGCCAAATTACTTCAACAAGATACATTAACAGAACAGCAACTATTAAGACAAGAGCAAGAGCAAGAAAATAGGTATGCTCAAAGAAAAATACGACTTGGTAGAGAATCTAGATTAGAAGAGAGAATCCAAACCGCAGTAATGGGTCCAGTCCAAGCTGCGGCATCAAAAATAGAAAGTGTTTTTGGTGGAGTTGGTAGAGCACTACAAACATTATTTTTCGGATTTTTAGGAATACAAGCATTAAAATCTATAAGAGCTTATGCTGAAGGTGATGAAAAAGAATTGGGTTCTATTAAAGACCTTGTAATTAAAAATGTTGGATTTGTTCTTGGTTCATTTTTAGCTATAAAAGGTGGATTTTTTCTAATTAAAACAGCATTAAAAAAGTTAATCGGTGGAGTCACTAGTTTTCTTTTTACCGGAATTTCTCAAATATTTAAGTTTTCAGCATCAAAAATTGGTGCAATGGTAGGAGGAATTGCTGCTGGAATTGGTGGGATGGGTGGAAAAAAACCCCCAGCAGCACCTTCACCTTCTGGAGCAGCTACTGCGACTCCTCCTACTGCCGCTAAAGGTGGAACACCACCAACATCAGGAGGTGGGTTCTGGTCAAATATGAAAAATATGGGTGGAAATCTTTTGAAAGGTGGAGGAAAACTTCTTGGAGGAGCAGCAGTAACTGCAGGATTAGACGTTGCTTTTGGTGAAGACCCAACAAAAGCGGCTGTTGGAGGTCTTACAGGAGCTGGTGCTGCTGCTGCCGTATCAAAATTACCCTTACCTCCTCTTCTCAAGTTTCCTTTGGCTATTGGTGCTGGAATATTTGGTCAACAGCAGGGGAAAAATCTTATGGGTGGTGAAGAATCTGGTGGGGGTTTTGATATTGGTAAAATGTTCAATTTTGGTAATAATGAAAGTAATGCCCAAGCACAACAACCACAAGCAAATAAACAACCACCACCAGTATCAACTCCAACTCAAACAATGACTGGCAAACCATCTGCAGATGTAAGTTCCAGTACTCAAATGAGTCCAATGGCGATGAAACCTGCATCAACTGAAAGTGTTTCAAGCAAGGTAGAACCTCAAAATAATATGTTTCCTGATACTATGGATTTCAAATTATTTGCTCAAGATACTAAAGTGAAAAGTTTTCAAGAAGATACTGCTTCAACTAATCAACCTAAAGAAAGTATGAAACCTCTTGAAGAAAATAAAATGAATCCTGCACAAATAACTTCTCCACCCACTACACAGGAAGCAGGAAATGTTGAGTCTTCTAATATTTTTAATATTTCAAAAAATGTATCTTTTGATTTCATAAATCCTTCTAAAGAAAAAATGAAGTCTCCAGAAACTATTGCTCCTCTTGAGGAACCAAAACCCAATGTAATTGTAACTTCTCCTCAAACACAGCAACCAAGTTCTTCTGGACAAATGCCTGCAACACCAACTGACGCTCCTTTAATAGCATCTTCCAATCCTGATAATTTTTATGTTCTATATTCAAAACTAAACTATAATGTGGTAACATAAAATGGCACAAATATCAATGGTTCCCAAAATTTCATTAAAAAATGAAAAAATAAATTCTCAATTTCGGGTATCATCAAAAAGTTTGTTGGAAACACAAAAAAGTGTTGTAAATATCAATAAATTATTAACAAACAGAATAAAAGTTCGTAAAGATATTTTTTCCAAAACAATTGAAACTAAAAGAAGAAGGGAATTTGATACTAGAAGACAAGAACTTGAAGATGAAAGAGAAGCAAGAGGTTCTGTAGTTTCTGGGGCAGTTGGAAACATAACTTCAACTGTATCGAAAGTTGGTGGTAGTATATTAGGAAGATTAGTTAGAGCACTTGGATTTATTACTGCTGGTTGGATTTTAAAATCTTTACCAACTTGGATTGGATATGCTAAAGAATTTATTGCTAGAGTAAACGAACTTGGTAGAATTATAAGAAGTTTTATTACTAATGTTGGAAATATATTTCAATCTACTGGCAATATTTTAAAAGCAGCAAAAGATAATATTTTAAAACTAGATTTTTTTGATAGTGAAAGAAATTTAAGAAATTCTTTTAGTGAGTTGGGAAGTTCTATTGAAGGATTGCAAAAAGATTTTCAAGATACAATTGATGTTTTTACAACTGACATAACGAAACAAATTGATGGTGTGCAAGTTGGTTCTTATAGTGGAGAAGCAATACCGCAACCTGGGACAGGATTTACTGAGGATGCTACTACACCTCCAACAACTTATGATAGTGAACCTAGTTCTGAAGGTTCTGGTGGGAAATCTGGAACTAAAGAACAGAGAGCTTTATTAGATGCTATTTCTTTTGCTGAAGGCACTACAAAAGGTTATGGAATAATATTTGGTGGTGCAAATGTTCCTGAATTGGCTAGAGGTGAATTGACGGTAAAACAAGTTTATGATATGATGATGAGTGGAAAACTTAATGGAAGAAATGTTGGTTATAAATCTGGGTCTAGAGCAACTGGCAGATACCAGTTTATGCCTGATACTTTAAGTGATATTGTTAAAACTGGAGCAATAAGTTGGGATGAAAAATTTACTCCTGAAGCGCAGGATAGAGCAATATTGGCAAGAATTGCTAGTTTTAGGGGAGTGACTCCAGAACTTTTAAGAAAGGAAGGGTTAAGTGCTAGAGTATCTAATATGCTTGCTCCTGAATTTGCTTCTCTTCCTACTTATAGTGGGGCAAGCTATTATGGACAACCAGTCAAGACATTAAAAGATATTCAGAAAAAATATAATCAGTCTTTAGGCACACAATCACAACAGACGCAAACATCATCACCAACTAAAGTAACATCAACACCACAACAATCTGCATTGCCAACTAACATAGTTCAAATTCCTCCAGGAAAAATAAAACCAGTAGTTGGTGATAGACTTGGAGCTGGTAGAAATCATGGTGGGGTAGATTTAGCAGTTCCAAATGGAACACCATTAAGAGCAATTTCAGATGGAGTAATTGTAGATTCTGATTATAATCCTGGTGGATGGGGAAATTTCTTAGTGATGAAGGATGATCGTGGAATTTACCATTTGTATGGACATATGCAATCTGGATATAAGCGTAGTGGTCCAGTCAAAAAAGGTGAAGTAATAGGTAAAGTTGGAATGACTGGAAGAACAAGTGGTCCGCACCTTCATTGGGAGGCTGGAAGTGGGTGGAATGGTGGAGTAATAACTGGAAGATTTGATCCTCTTAACAAATATAGTCAATTTGCACCTTTTAATACTCCTTACTCTGATAAACCAACGTCTCAAACAGAAACACAACAATCTCCAACTAGACAAGTAGAAGTACCTATTAAACCAATAGAAACATCAGCAGCACAAATATCCTCAGCACCAACTCAACAAAAGCAGCAAGCAGTAGCACAACAAATTACACCCGAAAGAAAACCTCAAGATATTGTTGCTGTTGTTCCTCCTCCACAACAACCTCAGCAATCTACAGCATCTTCCGGCAGTTCATCTCAACGATCTTCCGGACCATCAATGGGTGAGTTGTTAAATAACTTTATGAAACAAAAATTCCTCTTAGATCTAAGTTTCCTCTAATGGCAGTACAAAAGTCAATATACGAAGTATTAACAATTGAATCAAACGATCAATCACAAACCGTTGATTTAATTAATGGTGCAATATCTTTTGATTATTATGAAGATATATTTTCGCCTACAATTACTGCGAAACTCAAGATAATGAATGTTGGTAATACTGTAGGAGACAGCAACAAAAGACAGTCTCTTTATAATGGATTGCCATTAAGAGGAGGTGAAAGAATTGCAGTAAAAATAAATCCAAATTCAACTACAGTAAATACATTTTTAGACTTTACTACTGCAGAAAAGTACTTATATGTTTCCAGTATAACTGATGTAGTTGCAGAAAATAATAGAGAAAGTTTTACTCTTAATTTAACTTCAAGAGAAGCAATTACAAATGAAACTTCTAGAGTAACAAAAAAATTTACATCAAAAATTAGTAATTCTGTTGAAAGAATTTTAAGAGACAATTTACTAACTGAACAAATAAAAGAAGTTGAGGAAACTTCAAATAAGTATGATTTTATTGGAAATTTAAAAAAACCTTTTACTGTTCTAGTTTGGTTAGCATCAAAGTCTTTACCAGTTTCAAACTCTTCTTCCAGAAGAGGGCAGGATGGTAATGGTGGATTCGTATTTTATCAAACAAAAGAAGGTTTTAATTTTAGATCTTTATTGTCTTTATCAAAACAAGAATCTAAGGCAACATATACATATTCTCAATCATATCCTGCTTTTGAAGGTACGGCTAAGGTAGACAATGATTATAAAATTCTTAGTCATTATATTGATAGAAACCAAAATTTAATTGAAAAATTAAGAATGGGTGCATATTCTAGCGATAGAATGTTTTTCAATCCTCTTACATTTACTATAACATCACCACAAGATGGTAAATATTCTTTTCAAGATTATAAGAATGTGGATACTTTAGGAGGATCACTTAAATTACCTAAAATTAGTTCAAGTTCAGATAAAACTTTAGGTGATGTTCCGACTAGAATTTTTTCACAAATTCTTGATGTAGGAACATTAACACAAGAGGTTTCTAAAGAAAACAATGCAGACCCTTCAGAATATCAATCTCAATCTTTAATGAGATATAATTTAATTTTAACACAATCTTTAAGTGTGGTTGTTCCTTGTAATTTAAATCTAAATGCTGGTGATGTCATAGAATGTTTATTCCCTCAAGTTACAGATTCAGTAGATGCTAAAGAGTATGATGAGGAAATAAGTGGACTATATATGATAAAGGAATTGTGTCATCATTTTGACACCGGCCGTTCATACACATCAATGAAATTAATAAGAGATACATTTGGTACGAGGGTTTGAAAAATGATTGAAGAATCATTATATAGAAGTAATTTTGTTGGTAGAGATGGATTTAGATGGTGGGTAGGTGTTGTTGCTCCATTTAGTGGAGAAGGTATTGCCGACCAAAGTAATGGAGGTGGATGGGGAAATAGAACTAAAGTTCGTATTATGGGATATCATCCATTTGATGAAGAAGAATTATCAAATGAAGACCTACCTTGGGCTCAAGTACTTCTACCAACAACTGCAGGATCTGGAGCAGGTAATCTTGCGGAGAATACAAAGTTAAGACCATCAGATTCTGTGTTTGGTTTCTTTCTCGATGGTGATAATGCACAGCTTCCTGTTATAGTTGGAGTATTTGGAAGAACATCTGAAGTTTCTCAAGAACCTTACACATTTCCCTTTGTTCCCTTTACTGGATATACTGGAAGAATTGAAACGCCAGATGGTTCAACTCTTGCTCCCAACGAAACAAATGAAAATAATACTCAAAGTCAAAAAAGTCCTAGAGATGCACCATTTGAGGTAATTCAGGATTTAAATCAAAATACTGCCAATTTGAATGAAAGTCTTCCAGAAGGAGCACCAAAATTTTCACTTGAAACACCATCATATACTGGTATTGGAAAAAAAGTTCCCTTGGCAAATACTTGCGAAGATAGTACGATAGGTTCTATTACCGGAATGGTGAATAATTTATTCGATGCTGTTAATGGTTTTCAGTCTCCATTTTTTAATCTAGATTTGGAGATAAGTAAAACTACAAGAGCAATAACTGCAGCATCTGGAAATATTGTAAGTAATATGTTTATAAAATTATCATCCGAACTGATACCAATTTTAAATGAAGGTCTTGGGGGGTTATATAGTGAAGTTACTGCTCCAATTACTGATGCTACAGATGCTTTATTAGCGGGTGTTGAAGCGCAAGCAGCATTTTTGGAACCAGTTGGATTTTTACAAGAGGCATTACTTTGTGGTGTTGGTAACATAACAAATCAAATGCCAGAAGTAATTGAAGAACTTCTAAGATCTGTATTGGATAATGCCGAAAATTTTGTAAGTTGTGTCGGAACTCAATTTTCTAGTTCACTTGTATCTGATATTATTTCAAGAGTTGAAGGATACGTTGCGCCACTACTTGAAGTTGTTGGAGGACTACTTGGAGAAGGTTTAGATATATTTGGAGTTCTAACTAGTGGTATTGATTCATTTACAAATATTGCTTCAGTATTTGAATGTGGACAAAGTAATGATAAATGTGATGGTATAGTTAAAGAATATGTTATTGGTAAAGGAGTAATTGATTCTGTAAGTGATGTTACAGCAATATTAGAAAATGCTAAATTATCCCGTGAAATAGGGGATATTTCTTCCGTTATTGGATTTGATATTAACCAAAATTTTGAGAATACTGAAGAAACAGAAGAAACTGGTTTTGGTACTGAAGATTTATTCGGTTTATTTAATTTTGGACAAGAATCCTCTACTTCAGCCCCTCAACTTGATCTTTCCAACTGCAACACAGAAACTTCTTTTGACCTACCAGAAATGAAAATATTTGGTGGCGGTGTGAGGGAAAAAATTCAAATAACTGAAGAAACTGAAGAAGGTGAGCAAATTACTCTTATTGTTGATAATGAAGAAGTTATTCCTGCACAAGCAGTTCCAGTAATTGGGGCATTTGTTAAAAATGCAGATGGAAGAGTTACTGGTAGTATAGTTGGAGCTAAGATAATAAATCCTGGATTTGGTTATAAATATCCACCATTTGTTGAAATTATTGATCCTTCTAGAAAAGGTATAGGTGCAGTTGCAAGAACTAGAATAGATACCTTTACTGGAAGTGTTACTGATATTATTATTACTTCGATTGGAGAAAATTACCCAACAGGTAGTCTAAAAGTAAATACTTCAGATGTTCCTATCACTGCACCTGGAGGAATACCTTTAGACCCTGAAACTTATGAGTTTGATAAAAGAGTAAGACTCAGAAATAATATCGTTGTTGGAGTTGGTGATAGTATGAATATAGGCATTACGAGTATTGCAGTCGTAAGTCCTGGAATTGGTTATTCTTCCGATGATGTAGTTACGGATCCTTTTGATATTCCATTTAATATAGCTGGCACTGGAACTACTATTACTGTTGGTATTTTAAATACAGGAAATCCTATTATATTACCTAATGTACCTTTTCCTGAACTTAGAATTCGTTCCAGTACTGGTTCTGGTGCTTTATTAAAACCACTAGTCGGAATTATAACAGACATTACTGTTTCTGCTGGTTATACCGCAGGAAGACTTGTACAAATTATAGATTGTATCTAAAATGGCAGAAAGAGAAAGACTACAAAATTCAAAACAACAAAATTGGGAAGAAAGATGCTACAATTCGTATGGTCCAAACTTCCGAATTGAATCTGGAAATCCTCAAATGGGAATTTCTGGGGAAAATGTTTATCAAATGTATGGAGTTACTGATGATAAAGACCAATGTTTTACTTCATTAAGTAAATCTGGGCATTATAGAATTCTCAATGATAGAAGTATTGAAATTACGGCTGGAAATAAATCCCAGGAAGAAGGTGTTGATATAGCATTAAATGCTATGGATGGTGGAATATCTTTATCTTGCTTGAGAAATGGTGCTATACAATTAAAAGCAAAAAATATTATATTGGATGCTTTAGAGGATATTGACATTAAAGCAGGGAGAAATATATCATTGAGTGCAGGAAGCACTCTAAAGTTAAAAGGATTGAAAGTTGAACTTGATGAAAGTTCTGTAATGGGCAATATTGTAGAGGCTGTCTTAGGAACTTTTGGTGAAAGAGTTTTTTCAGAAACTGCTGCTTTTGCTTCTGTAGGTCTTGATAGTATTGCTAGTGGGATTTCTTTAGGTGCAAATATTGCAAAAAGTATAGGTGACTCTCCACTTTCAGATATTGCTTCTCAAGCATTTGGGACTGTAAATGCATCACTAGGAAGTGTCTCTCCAGTATCTTTAGAATTTTCGCCACCAGGATCTGATGAAGGTCCTGCTTTAGAATTATTTTAATACCTAAAATAAATAATTTATAATATTTTGTAGAATTCTT